TTCTTCACTCATTTCCAAAGTGATGTAAAGAACATTTTTACCCTGAACCATACACGAAGCAGCCACATGACACATAAAAAGAGATTTACCAACACCAGTCCCCGCCAAAGCAATATTAAGTGTTTTAGCTGGAAGACCACCTTTGGTGATTTTGTTGAAGTAGTCGAGGTCAAAGGGGATTCTTTCTTCTTTTCTGTGATAGAATTCATATCGAGCATCTGAGTCCTGTAAATAATCATGTCCTACGGAGTTGTCAAACGAAACGGCCAAGGCGTCCGATAATATCTTGGGAATCTGACCTTTGTCGTGATTTTTATCCTTACCATCGAGAATTGAAATAGACCCCAATACTGCATTATAGATGGCTTTTTCTTGGCAGAACTTTTCTGTTTTGTCAACAAGCCATTGAACTTCGGTTTCTGCTGACTTATTTTTCTCAATCTCTGATAGATAATCTTCGCATCTCTGAACTTCATCAGCCGAAAGATTTCTCTTTTCTTTGATGGCAATACTAAGTGCTTCAATCGTTGGCGTGTTATTGTAAGCCTCTGTGAATGATGTAATTTCATTGAATAATGTTTTTTCTACGCTATCACTAAAATATTCTAGTCTGATAAATGGTAAAACTTTTCTTAAATATTCCTCGTTATAGATGAGGTTCTTCAGTATTGCTGTTTCCAGTTTCATCAATTACTTCCTGTTCAATATTACTGCTCATTAATTCCACAAGTAAATCACCAATGTAGTTCTTAAACTTGTCATCTTTTTCCAATTTTCTTGGCTTATCAACTGGTGATTCTAACACATCATATGCAAAAAGTAAATAGACCAAATCATTCTTTTCCTGAAATTTAACTTTACCATATTTGAATATGGTATCTTTATATGGTCCTTCTAAAAACTTGATATGCACAGCCGAGCCATCATTTTTAGGATAGATAAAACAATAGTCCAGTCCTTCAATCATCTTTCACCTCATCGAATCTTTTTTCTTGTATGGTCTTTTCTTTCCATACTTTTCTAGGATTACCACACATTACACACTCAGGATTACCACAATCCATTGCATGATGTTTGGCAAATTTGTGTGGTTCATCTACCGGCATACCATGTGATTTTGCAATCTTGGTTTGTTTTTTAATTTGATTTTGAGTCTTTTGAATACGCTTAGAATGTTTTAATTTAGCATCTTCATTACTCATCTTCTGTTCCATTCATAGTCACAATTTCATCAAATAAATTATCGATACCACCTTGCATAATTTCACCAGCAGCAATTTGATATTTGTCTGCCACATAATCTTGGAATTTTTTACTAGTGATAATAGGCATCCAGAAATCTTTGGTATCTGTTTCTTTTATTCTGTATTTCTTGGCCTCTATTTCACCGGTAGAAATATCAACTCTACTGTACCACCCGTTAGTAGGCTTAACGACAAGGCCTGAATCAAGTGCCAAATCAAGTAGGCCTGACCAGCGGCTAATACCACCATCAAAAGAAACAGTAACAGGAATTTTAGATTTTTCTTTAACATAGCGTGATTTCTCCACGTTAATTATGAAGTTGTAACCAACAACCTCTGTACCTTCCTTTTCTTGCTGACGACCAATAATAAAAATATTGTCAGCAGAATAGTAAGAACCGGTTCCACCACCCACGATATCTTTAGGGAACATACCAATCTCTTTATATGTGTGATTCACCACAATCATTGGTACATCTTTCATTGTGAGATGTGGTGTCACCATACGGAATAAACTCTTAACTTGTTTGGCACGGGACATATCTGCAACTGATTTGCCTTCGAGAGCATCTTCAACTTCTTTCTTTGATGCCAAATTACCAATTGAATCAATAACAATAATTAACCTATCACCTCTTTCGAGATTGGTTAACTGTTGCATAATATCAAATTTTAATTGTTCAATATCAGTAAGAGGTGTATGTAGAACTCGCTCGGTATCAATACCAAAGCTGTCAAAATAAGACTGAGGAGTGCCAAACTCAGAATCATAGAATAATAACGCTGCATCTTCATATTTGTCCAAATAACTTTTTGCCATTAGTAAACTAAAGGCTGTTTTAAAATGTTTAGATGGGCCGGCCCACATTGTAAGACCTGGTGTTAGGCCACCATCTAAACGACCAGAAAGTGCCACATTAATAATTGGCACAGAAGTTGGAATCATATCCTTTTGTGTAAAGAATTTTGATTTTGATAGAATAGCAGATTCTTTAATTGAACTATTCTTTTTAATTTTATCTAATATACTCATCATTCACCTTTTTGTTTAAATGCTAACTCAGCCTCATAATCATACTTGGGTTGTAATTCTTTAGATTTTCTGTTTGGAAAACCTCGTTTGCCTTTCGTTATTGGAGGGATTGATTCACCTGAAGCGTCATCAATTATAATAGGTTCTTCTACAGGTTCTTTTTCTTCAATCTCAGTAATGTTTTCTTTTTCAATTTTAATAACATTATTTGCCAATTCTTCTTGTTCCGTAAATACCGGAATATCTATTTCTGTATTGGCTTTTTTTTCTTTTTTCTTCCAAATTTTTTTATGTACTTTAAATCTTTCTGTTTCAGGTGTCAAAGCAACAACTGTATTATCTTTAACAACTGGTTTGCCACTTCTTTGTTGCATTGACATATTTGCTGCTATTAATAATAACACAGCTAATGGGTCAAATACAACCATAATTAACATAATTACCAAACGAACTGCCTTATCAATGGCATTGGCATCATCTGTACCATAGACCATATCACCGATGTATTTGATAGGACCAACTTCTGCCACTAATTTGTTTTCTTCTTTTAATAATGGTAATTTTCGTTTATTGATATCAGCCAATTCTTTTTGTGTTTGTTGAATTTGCCTATCTACGCTGGCAGATGCCGTTTCAGGATTGCCGGCACGTTTCAGTAAATATTCTAATCGCTCATTGGCAATCTTTTCTTGTTGTTTAAGTGTTCTGATTTCAACAGAATTTGCGCCAGCTTCTAGTGTAGAATCAATGTGTGCCTTTGATAGAAATCCAAAAATACCCATACTTGTAATCACCATTAATATTACCACGGCAGATGTTAAGTATGATTTTAATAAAAGTGGGCAGGTTTTCCAATTACGATACAGCCATGATGCAGTAACTAATTTGCTCATTTCAAGAACCGAGCCCATGAAAACGATTGGCCAAAATGCGCCTGTAAAGATTGCAGCCAAACCAATAATGGAATAATAGGCTGCAATGCCTGATAATAGTAGTGCTGATAAAAATGTTAAAATAATCATGAGAAAAAGTCCTCCAATGTGCTTACCTTTTCTGTCGACCAACCCATACAATCTAAAATAACTTTGATTGGTTCTAAGAAAGCTTTATCGAATTGCATGTCATAGTCGATATAGTCATGCAAACCTAATTCTTTTGGTAATCGTGAAGGATACGAAATGACTGTATCTTTAAAATGATTTGGCATTTTCAAGTATGTAAACTTGACCTTCTCGCCTTCTTGAATGAGTGGATATTTTTTGGTAAGATTATTCTGATTTAAAAAGTTATTATATAAAATTGCACCTTTTACATGAATTGGTGTTCCCAATTTATATAAAGTGGCTGCGTCTGAGTATTTATTCAAGCCATTTAAACCACGAGGAAAAGATATTTCTTCTGGTGGCAGTTTACGAAAATCATCTCTAAACTTGGCAATAAAATTATGTATGTCATTTTCTGTACCAGACATCATTATTTTAATGGCCTCTTTCATCTTCTCACGAATTGAAGATGGTGTTGAGGACTTAATCATTTCTAAACCCATCACTTTCATGTATGGTTCTTTATATGATACCCCTTCATTATTAAAAATGTTTAGAATATATCGTTTCTTGGCTGTCCACAATCCTTTGTTAGATAACGCCTCTCGTTTCATCTCCATTTTCTGCGAATAAGCATTAACGTAATCCGCAAGTTCTTGATAGGAAACATCAATAAACGGTTGAATTTTATCATCACATACTTTATCCATGAATGTAATGATGTTGTTTGTATCAACGTTTCTATCACCGTAAACTTTATTAACCAATCCTCCAAGACGTAAATAAATCGAATCAGTATCGCTCGCAATAACGTAGTCATCATTTTTAGTGTCCAACAATTTGTTCATGTATTGATTTAGTTTATTCTCAATCCAACGAATGCTTAATTGACCAGCAGTAGTGACGCCAAGAGCCATCCGCAAATCGTAGAAACGGAAATACTGAGAACCCAAAGCACCATAAGCAGAGTTAAGAGAGACCTTTTTGGCCAACTGAATGTTATTGTATTTGGCAATTCGTTTTTCGATTGCGTATTTTTTGGAATCATCCGTTTCATTTTCATACTCCTGTTTTTCTTGTAACATCAATTTCTTAAACTTCTTTCTATCTTCATACATTTCTTCCATCATTTTTGGTAAGAAACCTTGAAAGTCGGTACGGAAGAATTGGCCATTTGGTGTTAGTGTTGCATCTTTCAATTTAGATGTATCAACTTCTTTCTTTAGAAGTTTATCAACAGAAACGCCTTGTGAAATAATTTCACGCATTTCTTCCGTATAATTTTGTGGTTCAATCAGCGTTTCAGGTGAGATATTATACTGCATCATCAAATGTGGATACAGAGAGTTCAAGTCAAATGAAGCAACCCAATCATGTGAACCAACTTGTGGATCTTTAACATAGGCACCTTCAAATGCCGAATCTTTATCTTTAACTATTCTTGGTGGTACAATAATACCTTTCTCAAACAAATAAGAATATGTTAGAGAATCCCACATACGAGTTTGTGCAAACACATCTTCAAAGTTTGATTTGGTGTCATAGGCAAGAGTTACAGCCAACTCAACCAGTTTCAACTTATCTTCAAGTTTAATAATGAGTTCAACGTCTTTAATGTTATACTCAATAAACTTTTGAAAATTTAAACGATATAGAGCATTAAGGTTATCATACTCATCATAATCTAACTTACCTTCACCAAGTTCTACTTGTGCAATGTTATCCAAACGATATGATTCTTGTGACTTGCCGCCAGGTGCGTACCATTTGTATAGTTCGATATAATCAAGCGAAGATACACCAACAAGTGTATAATCAATCAACTGCCGATTGTTTACATATGCTTTGCGTTCTGTAATATAATTCCATGGTGATAGTTTTTTAGTTTCTTCTTCACCTAGAATTTTACGGAAACGATTAACGAGATATGGTATATCAAAGAACTTGGTGTTCCAACCAGTTACGATATCTGGATACTTATCTTTCCAGAATTCTAAAAACTTCTTACAGAGATTGTATTCATCTTTGCAACGAATATAGATTTCACCTTCTTGGACTTGATACTCGCCACATCCAAATACAATTGGTTTGCCGTTAGTGAACTTTAAACAAATTGCTGTGATTGGTTCGTTTGCTTGATATGGATCAGGAAATCCATTCTCTGAACCAACCTCAATATCGATTACAGCAACAGATACTTTTTCGTAATCGTAGTCGACCATACCCGCATGTTGGTCAGCAATAAAGGCATATTCAAATCGAGTTTGGCCACAAATTTTAGGTGCATTAGATACACCTTCAAATTGTTTAATGTAATCTCTTGCTGCTTTAACAGAAGCAAACTTTTTCTCATCAAGATAATCGCCATCGAGTGAGGTGTAGTTTGTTATTTTTTTAGAAGGTAT